TCCCTCCAATCTTTTTCTTTTACGTTCATAATGTAAGGATTTGAGAATGGATGAGACAGTCATTGTGTCAGATTTTGTTTGATTCGATATTGGTTTTTCTATTGCTTCAGTTAATAAAAGTTCTATGGTTATATCTTTGACAGCATTAGCTGGATCGTTTAGATAATTGACGATTACAGATTGCCAAGGGCTATCGACCATATATTTTAAGTTTTCTTTTTCAATTTGATTTTCCTGTTCTGTAGATAAAAAATGCTGTTCTTTATTTTTGAAAAGATGTACGGCAGCTGACCATAACGAATCTCTTTCAAGTTGTAGAGCATCAAGATCAATTGATTTTGTCGTGCATTGTATTATATGAAACCTACGATTGCCTGTGTCATCAATCAGCACCCCTGATTCTTTGTTTGTTGATCCGACAATAATTCCTCTTCTAGGCCATTCTTCAACTGCTTTACCATAAGGAACTCTAAGAAGGTCGGTCGATCTAGATAAAAATGCTTTTATAACCCCAGCGTGTTTACGGCTAGTTACTCCGTCAATTTCTGACCACTCCATACCCCATGAACGATGAAGCACTAAAAGATCATCTTTGGAAGAAATATCACCGAGGGCATCTGAAAAGAAAGGGCCGAACAGTACTTGCCAGAAAGAAGATTTTTTTATTCCCTGTGGCCCTTGTAATACTGTTGCGGTGTCATGTTTACAACCAGGCATATATGCTCTTCTTACTGCGTTGATGAGGGTTAGTTTTAGCATGGTGTCGTATATAGTCGGCTCTGGTAAGTTTTGATCCTCTGGTCTTAGATATGTGGAGGCCATTCTTTCAATTCCATACATTTCTGGTTTTATTTCGTTATAGCAATGATCAAGATAAAGTTTTACAGGGTCATATTCATTCTCATGGGCTACTTTAAGAAGGCAATCCACAGCCATTTCTTTTGGGACTTTATAACCAAGTTCAGCAAGTGTTAAGTAAAAAAGCTCAATATTTTTTAAAACTTTGCCATCCATTTCTATGGAGTGAGAAAAGATGTTAAATCTTATTTGCTGTTTAAGATTGCGTAAAAAATTTATTAATTCCTGTGATGTAAGCTGTTCAAGTTTTGTTGGAATTATTGTAGATTTTTCCTGTGGTTTTATTGAGGTTGGAAAATTGCGTGGTGGTGGAGTCCAACCATCCTCTGAAGCAAACTTTTGCAGAGTGCCTAATGATACTCCAGATGATTTAAAGGAAGCCCATTTCTTTTCACATTCACCAGATTGATATTTACTGTTTTTTTGTGATAGGGTTTCCCATTCTTGAAGAAGAGAATCATCGCCAACAGAATGAGCAGCCATGCCTATTTTTAACCATGAATCATAATCATCTAAGCGTGATGGATTTATGGATTGAAGTAATGAACGTGCTTTATCTGAATCTGAATTATATGTTTGAATTTGTGGTGTTTTTGTTTTCTTTTTTTTCTGCTCCATCATCTTTTCGATTATGGCAAGAGGAGCTTCAGCTATTTCTTTAATATCTCTTGGTGATCTGCCATCCATCCACCTGTAACCATCTGTTATTGGATGTTTTCCAGAAACTATAGATTGTGTGCCATCCCAGCGTAGTTCTATCTGTTCAACAGATCCATCTTCATCTTTAACCCCTGTTTGAAATTTGCGAGTTTTAATTTTTGACCAATATTTTTCTGGCACTTGGTAAATTATTTGAAATCTACCAACCCGACCTGATGTGACCATCCAAGAGGGTGGTAAAGAGGATAAAGAAAAACCCCATTCACCTAATATTTTTGCTGCTGAAGGCCCGTCATGGTCTAAGAAGAGAAGGCCACCAGAGGGAGTACCGCAGCAAACACCTATACCTGTGGATTTTTTGGCTGATATTTCTTTAAAAAGTTGTGAGCGTGTAAGTGGATTATTCTGCCAATCATTTTGATATGGTTTTTTATTTTTGACTGCAACATAACCCCATGCCTTTGGCAAGCCGAGTAATTCTTCTTTTATATCCATTTTTATGCAGCCTGCTCCATTTTTTCAGAGACTATAGATCTTAAAAAACAAGACCTTGATTCAGAACCTTTATTATCATCAAGCCATTTTATTTGACCCTGTGAAAGTTGAATATTAATTGTTTTTAAAGTTTGCTCTTGTTCCATATCTAGGGTTGTTTATGTGTAACTATAGGGTAAGATACCACTAAATCTAGTAGAGTCAATGATTCAATTAAGACAATACCAAAAAGAAGCTAGTGAGAAACTAATGGAGCTTTGTTTAAGTAAAGGCTTTGGATATTTAAGTGGTGAATGTAGAACAGGCAAAACACTCGTTGCCTTATCAGTTGTTAAAAATATGGATGAAGATAAGGTTTTAATAATTACAAAAAAGAAAGCGATAAGCAGTATAAAAAAAGACATAGATTTGATGGATTTAACAGATAAAGTTGTAGTTACAAATTTTGAGCAGTTAAAGAATTTTGAAGGTACATCATGGAATATTGTCATCGTTGATGAGGCCCATAGTGTTGGAGCATTTCCAAAACCATCACAAAGACAACAGAATATTTTGAAGTTGAGATATGGAATAATTATTTTGATGAGTGGAACACCAAGCCCAGAAAGTTGGTCACAGTTATACCATCAGTTTGCTTTGACTAATGTCTGGAGTGAATATTCAAGATATGGTCGTAATGGTTTTTATAAATGGGCTAACTATTATGTTGACATTAGAGAAAAAAGAGTTGGAACAGGCATTGTTGTAAAAGATTATTCAGATGCCTATGTAAATGTAATTAAAAGAGATATTGAGCCATTTATGGTCTATATGACGCAAAAAGAGGCTGGTTTTAGTCAAGAAATAGAAGAAAATGTACATTTAGTAAAAATGTCCAAGAGAACTTATAGGCTTGCTTTGAGGATTATTAAAACAGGTGTTATAGGAAAATCAAAAGGAAGAAGCGTGCTGGCTGATACCGGGGTGAAGGTAATGAGTAAATTGAAGCAACTGTTTAATGGTCATGTAATTACAGAAAAACATGGCACAGTAATTTTTGACAAGAGCAAAGTTGAATATATAAAAGATACATTTAAGGGCAAAACTGCGATTATGTATTGCTACAAGGCAGAGGAAAAAATGCTTAAGAAAGTTTTTGGTGATCGTGTAACTGAAGACCCAGTGGAATTTAATAGTAATGATGATAAGGTTTTTATTGGTCAGGTTAAAAGTAGCAGGGAGGGAGTGAATTTAAGTAGTGCAGATGATGTTGTTTTTCTGGGAATAGATTATTCAGCGTTGAGCTATTTACAGGGCAGGGAAAGAGCTAGTTTTTTAGGTAGGGATAGAAGTAATAAAGTTCATTATATTTTTGCAGAAAAAAGTATAGAGCCGAAAATTTTCGAGGTAGTACAATTAAAAAAGAATTATACGATCAACCATTATCGTGATCACAGAGCAGCAATATCAGAAGAAGCTAATCGACAGATACGAAAAAGAGGGTTGGACAGTAATCAAGTTGATTATGTGCAACAAAGCTGGATTGCCTGACTTGATTTGTATGAAACCAGATGAGGTTAAGTTCATTGAGGTTAAAGGGCCAAAAGGCAGATTGAGTGAGGTACAGAAATATAGAATTGATGAACTAAAGGAGAAAGGGTTTGATGTGCAAGTAATGAAACCTTGTTGACAGTTGTTGATATATAAGACTATAATTAATGGTATAGCAACCCCACTAAACAAATGAAAAAAACTAACA